GTGCCTTACTTTCGGACTAAGAATAATAATTGCTTTTGGTTTTTCCATATTTCCCTCCTGAAATCATTATATTACTTATAGTTAAGAGTGTCAACTTATATTTTTTTGTGAAACCCTGTGATACTATTAATTATAGTGTATTGTGCCACTTTTTCGTGCCGTTTAAGTTCGCAATTTCATTTTTTCATAATACTTAAAAAGTGTATAATTTTCATACTGTGACATACAAAAACACATAATTCCTTATGTTAAAAAGAAATACAGGCTTTTAAAGAAAAAATATAATATATATAATATATATAATATAATATATATAATAATATATATATATATAATTAATAATATCACAAAAAACTATAATTGTCACACGTGCACTTGCTTTACAAATTCAGGTCTCTGAAATTTTGTGTCAAAATGACTCTTTTTTAGACCCCTCCTGAATTTGTTATTCATATTTTCTTGTGACATAGTGACAAAAAACACGGTAAACGGCTTTTCTATTTTTGGTACAAAGAGTTACAGCATTCTAAAGTGTTCCGTTAGGTGGCACAGGTGACACGCCGCATCACATAATTAACCATAACAGAAAGAGATAGGCCCTGTGACACTTTTTGACTTTTAGACGCTTGACTTTTTGGTGAATTTTGTGTTAAAATAAGAAGGGAATTGAAAGCACATGGGTAATCCAAATCTCGCCGAAGTCGGCAAGCCATATCGTTTTACAAAAGATAATCACCCGAAAAGTCCTGGGCGCAAACCCTCGCGACTCAAGAAATACATGAAGGAATACGACATCTCTGTTAATGACGTAATCAATGCATATGCGACGGTTATTTACGAACACGACCGAGACGAACTTTTCACGATCGCCGCGAAGGGAATAGACAAACGCGGAAAGAAAGTCCCGGCGTTAATATGGGGCCTTGTAGTCGCTTTCATAGCTGATGCGAAGAGGGGTTTTGCAGCCGGTGGAGTCTTTAATCAAATGATGGACCGAAGGTATGGTAAACCGAAACAGTCCATTGAAATAGACGGGAAAATAGAACATTATATAAATATGTCGCCAGAAGAAAGAAAAGAATTAATCGATAAATTGATAGAGGAAAGGATGAAAAATGTCACTCAAAAATAAAGAAGAATATATTAAGTTATACGAAAAGTATGGGGAAATACAAGTAAAATGCCGTGGAGCAGATTTACTCCCCATTGATGCCATAAATGATTTTCAGAAAGGATTGAAAAAAAGAACGGCGAAAAATAAACTCCGATTGGCAACATTGATTTTCCAACAAGGATTTTCTTTCCCGTTTTTCATCTGGCAACACGATGGGGAATATTTCTGTCTCGATGGGCATGGGAGATCCGACGTTCTTTGTGAAATACGAAAAAGCGGGATTCCCATACCGGGCATGTTTCCTGTTGATTACATAGAGGCTGAAACGATAGAGGAGGCGCGGGAGAAATTATTGGCGGCATCCTCTCAGTATGGCGAATGGAGCGAAGACGAATTGACCGAATGGCTCAAGGATATTGACAAAGAGATCAGGGAACAGTTCCGGGTGGTAGATAAGGAATTGAATATAGCCATACGGGAAGAAACGAATAACGATGATGATATTCCGGATGTTGATGAAGCGATAACAAAGTCAGGGGATATGTGGGAATTGGGGAATCATCGCCTATTGTGTGGGGACAGTAGCAGGGAAGAAGATATTGAAAAGCTAATGGGCGAAGATAAAGCGGATATGGTTTTCACTGATCCTCCCTATGGGGTTGCTATTGGAGATAAAAACAAACTTCTTGATACAATAGAAAAAGCAGAAAGAATAAAAGAAAATATAACAAACGATAATTTACCAATCAATGAATTGAAAGAAATTTTGATTAAGGTTTTTATTATTCAGAAAAAAATAAACAATAAACATTGTTCTTATTATGTTACGGCACCACAAGGTGGCTCTCTTGGGATGATGATGATGATGATGATGAGCGACGCCGGGTTGCCTATACGACATATAATCATATGGGTTAAAAACAAACAATGTTTTTCTTTTGGTCACCTTGATTATGAATACCAACATGAACCAATATTATACACATGGGGAGAAAAACATAAATATTATGGGAATGGTTTTTATAAAAGCAGTGTGTGGAAAATTGATAAAGAAATAAAATGCGATAAACATCCAACAATGAAGCCGGTTGAATTAATTGAAAATGCTTTATTAAATTCTTCAGAAAAAGGAAATATAATCTCCGACCCATTTCTCGGTTCGGGATCAACAATGATTGCCTGCGAGAAGACAGATCGAATGTGTCGAGGCATGGAGATTGATCCACATTATTGCGATGTGATAGTTGAGAGATATCGCCAATGGTGTATTGATAATAACAAAAAACCAGAAATAAAATTAAACGGTGAACACTATAATTTCTGATTCGGACCTTTTGTATCTTCTTGAGCAGGAGTCGCTCGAACGAGTGTCCCCGAAGATAGAGCCATTCCGAAGGCCCGCCCGTATAAAGATAGTCCAGGGTGGCCGTGCGGCAGGGGCGAAGTCTTGGGGAATCGCCAGCCTTCTTATTCAGAAAGCACAATATCATCATCGCCGGATAGTTTGTCTTCGTGAAGTGCAGAAATCTCTCGAAGAATCAGTCTATCAATTAATGAACGACACTATAGAACGGCTCAGGTATCCATACTGGGTCTCCCGTGTTGACCATATAATTAATACGAAAACAAAGTCGAAAATAATTTTTCGCGGGCTCCGTGATCTCCGGGCAGCACATCAGATCAAAGGGTTGGAAGGATACACAGACTTCTGGCTTGAGGAAGCATCGGTAATCAGCGAAGATTCTTTAATGTTGCTCATGCCGACGATTGTCCGCAATCCGGATGCAGAACTATGGATCAGCTACAACCCGGAAACAGAAATGGACCCTGTGACGCTGAGGTTCTGGGAATCGGACCGAGAGGACATGATAAAGGTACGGGTTGAGCCAGGGAAGATTGATAATCCATGGTGGGACGATAGTTTGACGCATGAAATGGATATTGATTACGCGCGGGACCCGGACGAGGCCGAGCACGTATGGGGTGGACAACCAAGGAAGCAGGGCCACAACTCGGTGATGTCAAGGGTATTAATCCGTCAAGCTATGACAAGAAACATCGAATCGGAAGGACAGCTCAGTGTTGGATGTGACCCTGCTGATTTCGGAGATGATCGGACGCAGATATATGTTAGAAAAGGATTAAAGATTATAGATCATAAAGAGATAACGAAAATGGATGGTGGTTTCATCGCAGGAGAAATAAAACGGATGATTAATGGGCGACCGGATATTCCAATCAAGGTGGATACAACTGGAATCGGGGCGAGCACCCGGGATTTTCTCCGTAGAATGGGATTGAAAGTGATTCCAGTCAATTTCGGTGGTACTGCGAAAGATAAAAACAAATACGCAAATGTCGCTTCCGAAATGTGGTTTACTTTTCCAATTGATGAGGCAGATATTCCTGATGACCCGGAACTCATGCAAGAATTATCAGGGCGTCTTTATGATTATGATAGCAAAAACAGATATATTGTCGAGGCGAAAGATATTTTTAAAAAAAGACTTAAACGATCTCCGGATAAAGCCGACGCTTTGCTTTTGACATATTATGAAGGTCATAGTATAATAATGAGTGAAGACCAGCGTAAGCAGTTAAGTGAACGATGGAGGCATAAATAATGGGATGGCTCAATAATACATTGACGACAGTATTTTCATGGTTCAAACCCAAAGAAGATACTGGCAATCCGACGAAACAAACGCAGCGACGACCCAAAAACAAAGACATAACGGAATATGATAGCGTTAACAGAAATCTGACATACGGATTATATCATAATAGTTATCCGGGAATGAAGCTTTCTGGGGCAATGGCATTTACTCCGATTGCGGTGCCGATATGGTTTATGGGGGTGCCTACTCCGATAACCGAAGACAAAAAAACGCAGGAGATAATAAACGACATAATAGATAAATTTTATCGAGTTATGAACCAAATACATTTACAATGTCACAGAGATGGAACCATATGGATATTCCCGAAGTTTTCGGCCAAGACGGGATCTCTTATATGGGAATTTATTCATGACGATTCCGTTGTTGATATTATCAAAGACTTAGAGACAGGCGAACCAATAGAAATAATTACAGACGAAGAAATAATTATAACGACCGGTGAAAACAGAACTGCTACGATCAGGCGCAAAAGATATTATACAAAAGAGAAAATAGCGGTTCGCTGGATAGGCGGAACGACCTCTTTGCCTGAAAGGTTAAAGGATTTGTCTTTCCGAAACACGATCGGCGCATTGCCTATCCCTTTCTCCAATAATGCGGACGCGGACGAGGTACGAGGACATTCAGACTATGAGAGAATCGTCAGCGATCTTAAAGATTACCATGATATCGATCTTAAACAATCAACTTTTCTGGCGAAATTCGAGCCGAAACTTGCAATCAATGTGAAGAATGTAAACGAATGGCTGAATAATAATGGGGAGGAAGAAAACAGCCTCAGCACCCTTGAAATATTCGAGCGGGACCTCCTTTTCCTCGTCGACGAGGAAAAGGCACAATACATCTATCCTGCTACAGCATACCAGGCCTATGATAATACGCTTAAAAGAAAATACAGAAAAATTGTAGAGGGATCAGGAGTGCCAGAGATGTTATGGGGAACCAAGATGGAGGGGAATCACGCCAGCGCCCAGGAACAAATGAATAATGTCGTGAAGTTTGTTGAGGAAAAGCGGGATCAAAAAAACGCATCATATCAAAAATTATTTGAGGCGTCTGTGGCATTGATTCTGAAATCAACGATGACTGACGGCGATTCTCGGATCATTGCGATTGAATGGAATTCTCTTGATGCGTTGAGCGATGAAATCAAGGCCAAGATAATCAAAGATTTTGCACAGGGACTTGCGTTCTTGGTAGATAAAGCATCGATAACAAAAGAAATGATGTATCAACTTTGGGATAAAATGTTCCCTGGGCTTGTACCGGAAGATTTCGAAGAGTTTAAAATCGGTATTTCTGATATGGCGAAACATCGGCAATTCGTTAATACCGATTATGCGACGGCTGCCGATATGACTGGTATGGAGGGCGAGTTACAGGATGACGAAGGCGGAGTATAATCGATTATATAGTGAAGCGAGGAAAGTTTTCCCACGAATAACTCTTGCTTCCATGCGGATATTGAAAAGATCATATATAGAGGCAGCGAAACAATTATCAGAAAAAATATTACAAGCTCAAAAAAAAGGATTGTCGGAGATCACCACACAATCGTGGGCGTCGATAGAAGCGCAATTGACAGAAAGCGCGGCTGAATTACAGATAGCCATTGATGCTCGGGTAAAAAGTGCTGTAAGGGTTGCCGCTCCTCGATTCTCAAGAATCCACGAACGTTATCTTTTTGATGTAATCAAAGAATCGGGTGGCAAAATTACTCATGCAGGAATAACAAATATGTTTGTGGCGCTCAATAAAAGGGTTGTTGAATCTGTCGTTAATAGAATATTTCAAGACGGCTATACGTTTTCGGATCGTGTCTGGAAGGCAGCGAGTGCATATGGGGACAGCATGAAGCGTTTAATAACCTCCGGGCTTGCTCAAGGACGCGATCTAATTGAGATTGCGAAAGATATACAGGTATATGTCCGTAAGGACAAGGCTGCTATAATCAAGAGATACGGAGACTTGCGGGCTGGGACTGCTGATTTCGTCAAGCGCATTCGCGGATCAGTCGATTATAATGCTTTGCGATTGTTGCGATCGGAACTGTATGCGTCGATGCAGGATGCCGCCAGATGGTCCGGTCAATATAATCCAGGATGTAGCGGACTTTACGATTGGTTGCGCGGAGGTACCCAGGATTGGGGATGTGAATGCCCTGCTTATGCGGATGGAGGCCCATATACTCTTGATTCATTGCCGGATTATCCACATCCGAATTGTCTTTGCAGAATACAACCGCGGTTACGTGATTATCGAGAATTTATTTCCAATCTACAATCATGGGTTGCTGGTGGAAGGGTATATTACATGGATGAATGGTACAAAAACTATTATACAATTTATGCTTGACAAAGTTATTATTAGCGTGAGATAATTATAATATGGAAATTACAACAGAGCCTATTGTATTCAATTATAAAACAAAGAACATTAAAGTTTTGCCTGACGCAATCCCTAACCTTGTCCCAAAGAAAAAGCTTGCGGAGTGGCAAGATGGCGATGATGACCCGTATTACCGCATACAGGCGATTGAATATCCGGTGCTTGCAAATGGGTATTTATATGTCGAATCATTTTTCGAATCGTTCATCAACAAAATAAAGGAACGTCCTATTCCTGGATCGAAATCAGGCCATGAGATGTGGGCCGGAAAGCGCGGCCCAACCGATTTCCTGCTCATCGGCGGAAATCTTGAAAAAAAAGGAAAAGGCAAAGGGATTGCTTATCTCAAGATGTACATTCCTCCTATAGGGGAGTCCGGCGACAACACAACTTTCATAAAAGAAAACAAAACCGACATGATCAACTATTCTCTTGTGACATATCCAAAACAAGAAAGCGAAGAGAACCCGGACGGGACTTCTACGATAAAAATAGTAGAATCACTTTTCGGCGAGAGGAACGACGCCGTTGATTATGGCACAGGGGCCATGAAACAGATATTAAATGCCAATAGTCAGCGAATACGCCGTGCAAGTGTAACCGAAGTACGAGGATTGATTAATAGTGGGAAAGTCGATCAGTTTTCTTCCTGGTCTTTTTCTGCGGCAGACGGAAATAAAATGCTCGGTGAAAATGGAGATAACTGGAGTGAATATGCCTCGTGGCATCTTGCCGAGGATACGAGTGCAGAGGAAGAAACAAAAGCAAGGTACAAATACCCGTATGGAAAAAACGGGAAAGTATATCTGTCCGCCCTGCGAGCCATTTCGTCCCGTGCGGGACAGCAGTGGTGGAGTGAATTATCCGATTTGGCATCGTCTCTTATTGAGGCGATGGATGAAAAAAACAACAATAAGAAAGGAGCCAATATGGACAAAACCGAAATGTTTGACAAGCTGAGAACTATGAAAGCAAATGCTGAAATAACGCTCATGGAAATCGCAAACGAAATAGGTTTGCAGAATCAGGTTGTCACAGAAGCCCATATCAACGCTCTGAAAACCGTTGATGAAATGCGTGACCTTCTGGGAGGTGATAACGTCATCGATATTACAAAGGAATTGAAAAAAAATTTTGATTCCGGCCAGGACGTTATCAGGAACGCAAAGCTTGATTCTTTGTTTGGTGATAACAAAGACGGGAAAAACGATCTCCGGTTTTACATGGGGAAAGAAACGACCGGCACTCCGGTTAATGAACTCGATAACAAAATCGAGAATATCAAGGAAACCGATCCGATCGCCAAAAGACTCATGGCAGAGCGGGCAGATTATACTTCCGAATACAATCAGCTCGGAAGTGTAGATAGAAAAGAAAATCAAAACGATGGTGATAAAACAACTGGCCGTCGGGTTGATGCTCTTTAAGGAGGGTTGGATATGATGAATGAATTGATGAAAGCACTCCTTGTGCTTTCCGATGTTAACCTTCCGGCGCAGGAAGACACTCGTGCCGACTATGCCACGTATGAGGCGATCAACACGAACAACGATACCATCGAATGCACCGCAGATCAGGATTACAACGGAGGTGATATTACCTTATGGGGGCCTTACTGTGGTCGCGTTAATGCGAACGTGAACAGAGGGGAACAGATGAGCTTACGCGTGAAAGACGGCATTCTCATAGTGACGAGTGCAATTGGCGGTGGTTCGACATTCGCGACTGAGAGTCAGGAAGTCTGGTTCGAACCTGCTACTGGTCTTTTCCACGACACGGAAGGTGAAGGTATGGTCGGAGTTGGCCCGCTTGCCACGACCATGAATGCTCAAGGTGCAATAACGTTCTACAAACGGCGTTACTGGATTGAAGGTGAGTTGACGTAAGGGGGTATGACGTGAACATCGTAGACAAAATTCTTACGAAAGAAATGCTCGTCAAAGAACGAGTCGAAAACAATGTCGGTATTATGACCGGTCTCTATCCTGGAATAGTAGGGAAAGACGGCACGGATATCCTTGGTGACAAAACCGGCGTTCCTCTTATGAAAAGCAATGGTGAAGCCCTTGAGTCGGTCATCACCGCAAAAAATCTAAAATGGGTGAATACACAAGAATACTTCGAGCTTTGGAACAAAATTGAAAATATAAGGAAAAAGCTTAGCAACCAATACCAAAGCGGAAGGGTTTTCAATATTGCTCAATTTCCGGACGACTACTACACACTCGTAGATATGATCCGTATGGATATTACCAGGCGTCGTTTCGAGGAGATGGATTACACCGATCGGGTTGCACAGGAAATAACCAATCCTGCATTCAGTCGAGCAATTAGGCTTGATGAATTCCTTCCTTTTTCGGGAGCATTTCTAGAACGCGATGGACGCGGAGAATCGGTTCCGCTTATTCAACAGAAAACCGGTGAAACTGGAACAACTTCTATGCATCTGTACGCTCTCGGGCATGAACGATCTCTCGAAGATGAATTGTACAACCTCGATATATATTCGTTGCAAAAGGTCAATGCTGCCGTCGCTCGCGCCCACACAGGAGCGAGAAACGCCCTTTCCATAGGACAATATGTGGCGTACACGTTGGCAGGAACATGGACAGCCGATCAGCAGGTGCCTCCGACGGTTAATGCCAGCTACGATATGGCCTTGTATCTAACACTCAAGAATGCTATGAGGCATCTTTTCGCGTTGAATGACCCTCAGACATTACTCCCGATCAATGCGTCAAGAATAGCACTGATTGTTGGCAACAGGAATGATGCTGACGCTGTCAACGCCGTAATCAATGGCCAGATTGCTTATTCGCGCGAAGGTGTCGGAGCAGAAGCAGTCACCAGGGTGATGCAGCCGTTGGCTATCGATGAGATATGGATTTATCGTGGTGATACCATTTTCTGCCAAGGAATGCAGGTCGAATATCCGGGAGTACCGGAGGGATATGCGTATCTTATTGTTACGTCCGCGAGCGACAACGCGAATTACATCCTTGTGAAACGCGGGTTGACGATGGAAATGGGCAGAGGTAGCGTTCTCAATCTTGCGCGTGAACAGCGTGCGTGGTATTTCGCTCAAACGAAATATTCGAAAGAACACTTCGGGCATACAGGCGGTTGTTCTGAGAAAACTGGTTTCTGTGTTGAAATCGAACTACCGGTATACAATGAGGAAACTTAATAAATTATAAAGAGGATTCGAAGGGGTGGGCTCAAAATTGAGTCCGCTCCTTTTTTTTGAAAGGATGTGGTCGTGGTAATTTGTATTGGAGCACAGCATAAAAAAACATTGTCCTAATGTAACAATTAAAATGATAAAATTACAAACCCCAAAAGTACATACATACAAAAGATGTTTCGAATCAAATACTGTTAAAATAGATAAATGGCTCGAAGTATTAAAAGGTACTAAGGAAGATGTAATTTTTATGGACGCTGATATGATGGTGCTTCGCGATGTCACTGATTTATTCAACGACAAAAATCATGATGTTTTTTATTCCAAAAGGGACAGAAAGCACTTGCCGATGAATGGTGGGTTTGTTGGCATAAGGAATAATGAAGCCGGAATAGATTTCCTTGAAAAATGGGTGAAGGCGAACCGTATATTATATGAGGACATCGTCAAGAATCACGGGAAGACTCTCCATTCAAAATGGAGGAGTCGATACGGTGGGATGAATCAGGCTGCCTTCGGATATATGCTTTCTGAAATGAAACTGAAGGCGAGATTGAAGCCTATCCCGTGCTATGAATGGAACGCATGTGTTGAGCATTGGGCGAAGATAAACGCTTCCACCCGTGTAGTGCATATTAAGGGAGGGCTCAGGCGTGCGGTGATGAGTAATCGACCGGCTGCCGTAATGCTTCCCAAAATGCGGAAGGCCGTTGAAATATGGCGACAATATGCAGCAGATATCGGATTAAAAACCCCTGATGAAAATTGTATTATTGGTCTTGTTGTTCCGAGGCAGCGTTCGGTTCCACCTCAAAGACGTAAAAAGGAAAGAATTGTTTTTCGACAATCAAGATATCTCAGGAGGTACTTATGAAAAAGAAAAAAAAATCACAGAAGCGATGGGATGAGATTATTAAAAGGATAAAACATATAGAATCTCCTGTCGTAGCTGAAATCGGAGTCGATAACGGCAAGACATCAAAGAGAATATTAAAAGCACATTCCGGATTGTTTCTTTTTATGGTTGATTGGTGGCAATTACCTTCAAAAGAAAACAGTTATGCGAGTTCCGGAGCCTCGATCGCTGATAAGGGAGAAAAATATTTTAAAGACACATATGAAAATTGTCATAAAATAGCAACTCAATATAAAAGTCGTTGTAAAATATTGCAAGGTGAAAGTGCCGAAATGGCTTCTAACATTGAGAATGGTACTCTTGATCTTGTATTCATCGATGCCGATCATTCTTATGACGGATGTAAGCATGATATTATCGCATGGCTCCCGAAGGTAAGGCAAGGGGGATGGATCGGCGGTCACGATTATGCGCATCCTGAT